TTTACCTCATTTTTTCCTAGTTTGTCAAGGACTGATTTTTCTACACTCTCCTGGGTGTCTTCAGCCATTACATTAAAACTAGCGTAATAGCCTTGATATCGGATCTGTATTCGGAAGTTTTTCATAAGTAATTTCTCTCTTTATAGTCAAAATGAGGCGGTTTTGAGGCCGCCTCATTTCTTATTTTTATTATGCTCCTGGTGTTCCGAAAATACCACGCCAGTCAGATACGCCAAAAACGTATCTTTCCCTAGCTTTGTATCTTACGTTACCAGTATCGAAGTCACCTTCCATGGATGTTTTAAGAGGTGCTCTATCGAAGTGTTTAAGTCCGTTAGGCACATCTGTAGTAACAAACCATGCATCTGTATCACTTAAATAGTGATTAACGACATAGCCTTCAGGAATCATATTCATATTCTTGAGTGCGTTAATGTCATTATCTGCAGTACCTACTCTACCTTGAGATTTTAACAATCTTTCAGCAGTAAATTGAAGCGCAGAAGGAATTATTAATTTCCTTGCTTTTGCTGCAACTTTTAAACCTCTTTCGTCTTTGAACGCTGCAATGTCAATCATTGCTTGTTCTAAAGAAGTTTCATTTAGGTCCGCGGCAGTAGACAAGATGTTAGTTTGAGTACCGGATAACGTTGGGTGAGCAGCTATCAATAATACCTGACCATCACCATAAGTCGGATTACCCGACCCAGTGAAGCCTGTATTTAAAATAGCAGCACCTTTAGTATTCTTGGTACTCGCCATAGATCTTGCCAAAGCTTTTGTGTAACGAGAAGCGAGTCTATCGTAGAGATTATCTTCGATAGCTTCTTCTGTAATTGCAAAAGCTAATGCGATGGTTTCCATAGTGTAACGAGCAGTGTAAGTTTCCTGAGCTGTGTCAAAAGATACCCCTTGACCTTCAGGTTTTACAGCTGCATCGCCAAAGCCTGATAACATTACTTCCTCTTCGAAAGCTCTGTCAGAAGACTCTGTTACGAAGATTTGCTTCGTTTCGTCTGCGTATTGCTTATACTCTAAACCGAACAAGGCATTTAAACCTGGTTCTAGTTCTTTGACAAGCTGTTGTCGTGAAATAGCCATAATTTATCTCCTATGTTGCAGAATAGTCGTAATAAACATGTTTATTGAATTTTACAATCCAATTAGAGTTTGCATTACCGGTATCACTATTAGCAGGGTCTCCGCTGATTCTTACAACAGCGAATTGTCCTCCTGATTTAGCAGTAGCAGTAATTTCCTCTTTAGATCTTCCATTGATTGTTGAACCCGCAGTATATGCTGAGTCGATTCCTCGACTAGCTATAACTTGAGTCAACGTGCCTGAAGTTTGCACTTCAAACAAATCATCTGGATTATCATACACAAACGCTGTCGCACCAGCCGAAGGATTCGTTATTGTGAGATCCCCGGGCCAGTAATTTTTGAACGTTGGTTTAGAAGTTGTTGGATCGTCGTAAAAACAACCGTTGAAGATACCCACATTTCTAACAGCATCAGTTTCAGATGAGCCTACATAGCCATAAGCTAGGACGCCTCCACCTTCACTAATTGTTGTGCCGTTACCTGCGGTCATTACATCACCTGCATAAATAGCACCAGTGGTGCCACTTTGGATGACGTATTTTGATGTACCTTCAGAAGTTGGCCTACTACCGAGTCCGCCGACTTGTCTAAAACCGAACGCTCCGTCTACATTTGCCATATTATTACTCCTTGTAAATAGCTTGCGCTATTTACGGTTAATTAAATTCAGTGATAGGGAATTGGTTGTTATCCCGAGAAAGTTACTCTTTCTTTGTACCACCGAAGGTTACGCGAGATTGCCGGTCCTGTTGGATCGGCATACTCTTATGTTGTTCCTTATCAAGATCGTGTTGTAATGCTTCGTTAGCTTCGCGTGTCATACTTTGATAATATTCATCACGTAGCTTAGCGATCTCTTCCGGTATCCTTGCCAACACAAGGCCACCAACTCCGATCATTCCCTTATACTTACCTTCATTGATTACAGGATATTCGGATCCAGGGTATTCATCTGCTCGGACTAATTCCCAGCCGGATCTGAGTTTACCTTGTAAATTTTTGGTATCATCAAATCCCATTGTTTCTACTCTGACCCATCTATGCCTGAAACCCGTTGGGGCTTTGGGCGCATCTAAAGATGATGGTGGAGTCCAAACCTTTGGTCTTTCAGTTTTAGACCTAGTCTGACCCGCGCGAGAAGTTTTATTATTTTCCATATGCTTATACCTCCTTCACGTTTAATAATTGTTTCGCATATTCTTCGAGTGGCACATTCAATTTTCGTGCGATTTGCACTTGTGACGATGTGAGTTTCACACTTTTGCGGCCTGGTTTCACGCCTCGTTTCACCGAAGCAACTGTCTGAACAGTTTTAGCCGGTCCTTCTTTTCTATCAAATTTATGCGGAAAGTCAACTTGTATTCTTTTGTCTATTTCTGCATAATACTCATCTGATTTAGGGTCAAACCCTTCCTTCTCCACCAGATCTTTATGGTGTTCAAAGGCAGTAAAGGTCATAGCTCGATCTTTGCCAAACCATGAATTCTTAGTCGCCCATTCTTCAGCTTGTTCATCCACTTGGGGAAGAGTCGGAGTCCTCTCCGGTGTTCCTCCTCCATATGCAGGAGTTCTCGGCTCCCTTGTATATTCTTCTCGTCTTAATTTTTCAGATTCAATATTTCGAACATCACTCGTTAAAGCGCTTAATTCAGCTTGAGCTTCAACTTGTTTTGCCGTATCGCCACCTTCAATAGCCGCTGCTAATTTTCCTTTAACCGCATCTAATTGGCTTTTGGCTCGTGTTTCTGAATCCTTAAGATAAGTGGAATCAAGTTTTGCGTATCGTGATTCCCATTGTTTTCGTTTGTGTTCTACGCTTCGAGCGTATTCCACTGCAGAATCTTTCTCTCGTTCTGCATCTCTCCATTTTCTGGTTAATTTAGCAATCCGCTTTTTAACTGAGTCGCCATAGTCTTCTAGCTTTTGGTCTTGCGGTTTACCCGTGTCTTTATCGTCCGAGCTATCTCGAACATCCACGCGCTCATCAGATTTCGCAGGTGCGTCATCGGACTTAGCAATGTCTTCAGTAGTTTCATCCTTAACCTCCACTTCTGGTTCGGCTTCTTTTACTTTTTCTTCTGGTATACTGACCTCGGCACCCGGACCACTCGTGTCGATGTCTACCAATTTACCTTGTTGTTTTTCTTTGTCGTCTGGCATAGTTCCTCCTATGATTATATGTCATGCAAGATCTGTTCTGGATCTTGTATTGTTGCTAGAACCTCATCTTCATTTAAGATCCTTATTTCTCCCCCTTCAATTTTAAAACGTGAGCCTGCATAACGTGCAAACATCACCCAATCTCCTTTCTTGCACCACGCTCCACGTGGATATCGTTCTTTATCTCGATAACAATCAGGCCCAACCTCTAATACTAAGCCACATACAGTAGCCACATGTTGTCTTTCTGCTGCTGTATCAGAAATATGTACGCCACCTTTTGTAACTCTCTTCGGTTGAAAAGGTAAAACTAAAATTCTCCATCCTGTAGGTTTTGGAAGATGTATAGCTTCTGGTGGTTTATTACGATTTTCTTCTAAGACTAAGTTAACCTTGGGTAGGTTTTGGGTCTTTGTCGATTCTGACAACTTTTCCTTCATGTACTTCTTGCTCCTTCTTATTAAGCAGGTTAGAGATTTCCTGTAGCACTGATTCCAGTGCACTTATTTGTCCGGTAATATATTTATATTTCTCATGACTGTCAACCCCTCCCGAGGTGACATTGAGTGAGAGAGCAGCAAGATTTTGTTTTATAACTCGCTGTAATTTAAGTACAAAGCTAAATTCATCCATTATTTTTTCTTCTTTTTCTTCTTCTTTTTCTTTCCCACTGGCTTACTTCCATAAGCTTTTGTCCATTCTCTTGCAATCTTTGGTTCATTTTTCCAGAGATATCTTCTTTGTTTTTCTGATTTAAAAGGCATTATTTCTTTTTAGGTCCGCCATTTCTGAACACCTGCGTTCCCTTGATGCCAAAAATACTCGCTACGACAGTAATCCACAAAGTTTGGAACCATATCGGCAATGAGCCAAAATGATGAAAGAAAAGCTCCACCTTCTGCATCATTACCGGATCGTCACTGAAAACTCCCCAGGCGAGCACAATTATCG